TGACCCCGCTCTATTACATCACGATGTACACGGACGGCCCAGACACGCTCTGGAACGTGATCGACGGCAGCACCCAGGAATGGGTGCGCCGTTACCCGACCAAGAAGGCGGCGCAAGCCTACGCCAATGAGCTAACCACGCTCGCCCTGCGCGGCCGGGACGATGACGGCCAACCAGACGAGCAACAGGAGTGGCACGATTATGACCGCGATTGCTAACATCACCATGGCCGCCCTGCTGCTCGCCACCCCAGCCACAGCGGCCGACCCCGACACCCTCACCCGCGAGGACAAGGCGCTGTATCTCAAATGCGCCTACGCCCTCAGTGGCAGCTCGGCCACGCTCCGGGGGTCGACCGACCTGTCGGACTGGTCGCGCGAGGAACTGCAGCGGTGTGTCGACCCCCAGCCCTTCGCGGAGGTTCCCCCACCCAAGCCGGTAAAGACCACTGCTGTGGCAGTCGACGCCCCGAAGCCGGCACCGGAAAGCAACATCTGCACCCGAAAGGGGCTGCGGAAGGTTGCGACCATGGGAGGTCGTTCATGGCGGTGTCGAAAATGAATTTCCACCCTGACAAAAATATGCCCGGCTGCATGTTGCCTAATGGTGGGAATGCCTGCCTTGGATACGCAACGCTGCGCGACGAGTGGAACAGACAGCGATGGCGCATCGAGGCGCTGGAGGCGGCGCTGGAAACCGCTGCGGGCCGTTTCAACATGATGGCTGGGGTCGGTCTTGTGAATGGCGTTGATCCGAAGGTTGGTTACCGGGAATGCCGCGCCGCCCTCGCACCTGTCCTATGCCCAACATCCGACCCGAGTTGGCCGGAAAGTCAGCCGTGCTCCGTTTGCGGGGCGTTCGGTCCTTGGTTCGATACACCACAGATAGGCGAATGCGTCGAGGCCATCCGCGCCGCCCTCGCATCGGAGCGGGACAAATGAGCCAACCTAAACGCAAAATGCCGTGGGCCAAGCTGCATCCGATGGCACGGAAATGTGCCTACTGCGGAACGCAACGACCGGGAATGCAACCGCTTAGGCTCGATGGAAAACGAGGTTATTGGCATCTCGAATGCTACGAGAAGGCCCGCGCCGCCCTCGCACCGGAGCAGGACAAATGACCGACCGCGAACCCGTCAGCCACGCCATCGCCAGCATCATCGACGCGCTGGATTGCATCGCCGAGATGGCGCTGCAGGCCGAGAACTATGACGAGGTCGCCGCGCAGAAAATCCGCCTCGGCCAGATCATCAGCCGAGCGAGGTTGGTGTTGCGGTTACTCGACGCACAGCAACCAAGGCATGTTAGGTTGGTTAATTGAAATCCCGGCATTCAGCCGAGATGCTAGCGCCGTTTGATCACCGGCAGAAAGAGAGACTACCATGAGGAAGTTACTACTTACCTGTACTGCGTTAATTGCTTTAGCGGCGCCGGCCAGTGCCGAAATTGTACTCGACACCAACGGCCTCGGCGGCACCGGCAACAACGTCATCTTCAATAGCGTTTTCAATACCAACACGGTTCTGGGCACCCTCAACGGCCAGAACAATGAGGTGGTTCGTTTTGTTGACCGCTCCGGTAACGGTGGCTTCACGGCCACGGCCGGCCAGAACGGAAACGACATCAAACTATTCAACAGCTTTGATCTCGACATCACGGTGTTCGACAGCACCAATACGACCCAGCTTGCCGTCACCCGCGAGGTGTTCTCTCTGGTGGGTTCCGGCACCGTGGTCTTTACCGCAATCGCCTTGGAAGCGGACGGCACCTACAAGCCGTTTGTCTGGACCGAGACGCTTAAGAACGGCCAGAACGGATTTGATTTCACCGCCATCAACGGCGAGAAGATCTGGGATCTGGACATCTTCTTAGGCCCCAACACCACCGTTAGCGCCTTTGAACACTACCGCATCGATGTGGCTCCAAATGTAGGAGCCGTTCCAGAGCCGTCGACCTGGGCGATGATGCTACTGGGATTTGCTGGCATTGGCTTCATGGCCTATCGTCGCAAGAACCAATTCCGTCTGGCGTAGCTCCCGCTCCGCTAACGGAGTATCTCGCGGGAGGTGGATGCCCTGCCTCCCGCGATTTCATTTCACCGCCTGTTGCCGACGCAGCGCGCGACCTCGATCTGGGTCCGCGCGGTCTGCTTGCAGAGGATCTCGGCGTTGATGGCGTCGACCTCAGCGCGCTTGTAGACGTCGGGGTCGTATAGCTCCACGCCAATGCGCTGCCTCGCGCAGCCACCGAGGAACGCCACCACTGACATCAGCAGCAGGATCCCCAGCAGCGGCGCCAGCTTGGTCATGTCGGTGGTTCGCTTTGCATCTTGTTGATGAAATCTCCCACCGTGATCGGCGGTTGCCCTTCCAGCGCCAGGATGCGGTTTTCGTGCTCAAAGAGCAATTCTTGCTCCGTGGTCGGCGTCGGCGGCACCGGCTCGGGCGGGACCCAGGGATCAGGCACGCCGCCAGCGTCGAGCCAATTTTGGTAATCGTCGGCCTCCGGGTTGTCCGAGCCGAGCAGGAAACTGACGCCAGTACCATCTTCCAGCACGCCCCTGACGGCATTGGCCGTTGGTTCGTTTAGCGTGCTGTATAATGCATATTGCACAGTCATAATTGTGCGCCTTTCCACAGCAACTTCACAGGGCCAGCAGAGCGTAGATTTGAAGCGTACCCGACAGGCGCACCGGCCACGGCTATCCCAAAGTAGCCGCCTGATGTTCCGGCGAATATGAAATAATTGCTGCCGCCGCTGTTAGCGCCGCCAGAGTTCGACGGCCAATCCACCCACAGATTGGCGGGGTTTTCCACCACCAGACCAGTAGGCGCAACGCGCGTCGGCGTGGTGAAGGGAATGAAATAGCGGACCTCGGCAGCCGTGTTGACCATCCCAAAACCAAGTTGCTCTGCCCCAACAGTGGAGATGCACGGCAGATACCTCTGGCACGTCACCAGTTCCTGATCGTAGGGCCGCATGATCAGCGGCGAACGTTCAGCTGACGGCGCTTCGATGCCGGGGATAACGACGACGCCGGTGATGCGAAAAATGTCAGTCGTCGCAGCGACACCATTCACTTGACCCGGCGCGGCAAGGTACTGCCCCGTCAGCCACGAATTTGCAGACGGAGCGGTGTACGTGGCCCCCATTGCCACTGAAAAGTTCAGCACCATACCGGCATTGTTGTCGTATAGCCACGCTCCATCTTGGCAGCCCGGAATAGTTATGACGTTATACTGCCAAGTGTCGGCAGCGGCTTGCGTGTAGGTTGCCATGTAGGCGCGAGTAGCGCCGCTGTTTGTGACGCCGACGCTGTAGATGCCAGTGCGGTGATGCGCCGTCCAGAACCCGATCGTAATTGGCTGCGCGCTAGAAAAACCCCACCCCAGTCGTGTGACGCGATGACCTTCGATCCGCTGACAAAGCACATACCAGTCACCAGCCGCAACTCCTGACGGTGCCGTTGCGACAGTTATTGCAAGTGCATTTTTTAATCCTGCGACGGGGTTTTGTAGCGTCTGCTGTGCATTGGTGACGCCACCACTTGTTGTCCCCACCGCCCACACCCATCCGTCTGCAGGATATTTGTTGGCCGACACAACTGCGCCGCCGTTTTCCTGACTGACCTCCATCGAGCCGTTAATCTGCATGCCGTTATACGCCAGCGCATCGAACGGCGCTGCGTAGATGTTGCTGCGGGCCTGCGCGTCCTGCGCTTCTGTCAGTGTCTGCGGCGTGTCGTAGCGCACCGCCTGGTTTGTGGTCGCCAGATCGCTAATCTTGACGGCGCCGTCCTTGATCTTCTTGCCCGTCACAGCGTCGAAGGTTGCAATATTGTCGATAACCGCACTGGCTGGGCCGATCACATCGCCAGCGCCAAGACCGTCGACACCGTCAACACCGGGCTGTCCAGCAATCGAGAACAGCCAGTCGGCATGCGTGCCCGAGCCGCCGATCTTGTCGGACATCATGGTCAGAGAGGTGCCAAAATAATCAGCAACACCTTCCATCCAGTTGTTTGGGTCGGCAGCACTCGCGGCCCGAACCCTTGCCCCGTCATACGCCAGACTGCCTTGCGTCGTGAATGCCTTGGTTCCGGTCCCAATCAAAAGGGACGTTGCCGACGTGCCGCCGTAGCCAAGAGCAGTCAGTCCCGCCGAGGGCACCCATACGCCGCCCTGCTTGGTCCACCATTCGCCGGTCGATGGCTTGAACGCCAACTGCCCCTCGTCGCCATAACTGGGATCGGGCACCGTTTCGTCGGCCCCGACAATGAACGGCAGGCCGTCGACGTGCAGCTTTTCTAGCATCTCGCCGACATCTTCGGCCGCCGCGACACCGACAACTCGGCCGACATAGTTCTGATAAATTATATAAGGCGCATTAGTCTGCGCGGCACCCTGCCACGGCGTGATCTTCAGGTTGGCGGCGTCTGTCACCTCGGTGATCAACACCTCGGCCAGACCGGCAATCGATATGAAATCGCCCTGCTTGACGTTGATGCCCGACCACATCACACCGGCGCCGGTGACATCGGTGCCGCCGGCCGCGACGGATACCGTGCCGGTGGAATAAATTGGTAGGCTCATCAGATTACTCCTGGCAGGCGGTCGGCAGGATGTTCGCGAACACCGGCATCATTCAATATGTTTTCTACTTCGCTTGCGTTTCTGGCCGCGCGCACGCTGACGATCAGCCAACGCCGCAGGTTTTCGGCGGCCATCAAGACATCCTGCTTTGCCAGGATATGCTCGGCTAGGTCCGCGGCACTGATGCCCTCGATCTCGGCCGCCTGGGCGAATGCCTTACTCGGCTCGCCACCGGCTACCACCTGCTCTGCCAGTTGCCGCTTGCGATCGTGCGCCAGATCCTGCGCGGTTGCACCGCAGTGAAAGTTGATGCGCCGTTCGGCCCGCCTGATCACCTGAACCATAGGATCAATCGCGAGTTTCATCACCGCGCCTCGAATTCGAATTCATCGCCGAGCCACGGAAACTCGGGCGTCAGCCGCACCTTGTAGCGGCCAGCATAGCCGGTGAACAGCTCGAGCCGGCCGTCGTCTATCTCGGCTTCCATTACCACCACGCCGTCAAGCAGTACGTCCAGATGCGCCCGCGGCGGATCGAACTTGAGCGACAGCGTATCCCTGCCGTCGGCGACAACGGCACGCATCTTGCCGGCGATCGTCAGCCTCGGCTTCGGCACCGCCTCGCCATCCATCACATAGTTCGTCATGATATCCAGCGCGTCACCTTCATAGACCAGCGCGTTCTGTCCCAGCTGTTCATACCGCGCCAGCATGTCCTCGATGCTGGCCTGCGCCTGCAGAATTATGTGAACAATCATTCCGCGATCGTCGTAGACCACCAGCATTGTCTTATCCTGCCGGTCGCTTGAACAGCGTGTAAGTCAGTTGGAATATCGAGCCGCCGTATCTGGCCCGAAACTGCATGTAGCTAGTCGTCGTTATGACATATACCCACTGGTCAGTACCACCGCCGCGCAGCATGAACGGCGTGTTGCCGTAAACCGATGTCGGGACGCCACCGGCCATGACCTGCGCATGGCCTGCGAAAAACGGTGCGACATCGAGCGTCTCGCCAAAACCGACTGTTGCTGCAACATCGTTGCTGCTCTGTACCACACCCTTGATGTAAGGAATGAAGCCGGACCATCGGGCGTCGAAGCAGGTCTGGTCCGGCGTGGCCGACACCACGTCATAGCCCGGCAGGCTGCAGCGCATCGTTGCCGCCGCGCCGCCCTGGATCAATACTCTTTGCACCATCAGCTGCCGATGCTCCGGTTATACAGCATGAAAAATCCCGATATCACCGCCGATCCGTGGTTATTAAAAAACCCCAACTGATCCCGCCAGACATACGTCGTGAACTTGAGTTCTGGCGGATCGGACCCGGTGCCGCCAACGGCGCCGAGTGCGGACGGATATTCAATCACGCCGGTGTTGCTGGCCGAACTGCCTTTGATCATCACGAAGCAATGGTTCACGAAATCGATCGGCAGTGGAATTGTAATAGTCTGCCCCGGCCCGATCGCCACCGCGCCCGACATCACGATTTGCGTGTACTTCAGATCAGGCCGCATGATGAAGTTGGCGGCAGGCCCCGGCACCGTCACGTCGACACCCGGATACGATAGCCAGAACCCCCACTGGTTGAAGCCCGCATGATAGCCAGTGAGAGATCGCTGCACCATCACCACACCTGCCAGAGAGCATAGAACGCGGGTTGTGGCGTCGCGATCATGTTGGACCTGACATACTGGAAATCGTCCACCACCTGAAAGTGATCGTTCCATATGCCGAGGTAAAAGTTCGACCGGTTGTAGGCTGTCGTTCCATTGCTGTCACGCATCACGACAGGCGATGAATAAATGAACGCCCCTGACGGTCCGCCGCCATAGACCACCACCTCGATGCCGGGGATGCCGGCATAGGTCGTGCTGAAGTAGTAATTCCCGGCATAGACGAAGTTCGGGATTACGCCGAACTCTAGCGGTCGGCCGCTGTTGAGGCGGCTGTCCAGCGACAGATACTTGTAGTCGACCGCCGGCGGGCTTACCGCGCTGTAGCCGGGCTTCGATATCGTAAGCCGGTCAGCTCCTATGTAGATACGTTCTGTCATCAGTCCGAAATGATCATGTTGCCGGCGTTGAGGTCGATAACGAATTTCAGCGTCGGGTTGCGGATTATGCCTGCGGTCAGGATGCCCATGTCGGCTGTCATGGCAGACAGCTGGCCGACGTTCATCTTGACCGCGGAGATGCTGCCGTCCGCCACCACGTCGCCGCGGATGGCAATCTTGGAAACGCCGTTCACGGTAGAGACACCGAAGATCGGGACCGGCGCCCCACCCGTCACGCCAGGCTTTGCGATCAGGAAGTTGTCGGTGATGAACGTGGCGCTGGCAAACCCCGGCCCGCCGTTGAGCAGTTCGAACCCGCTGGCGTAGCCGTTGACATCGAGCGTGACGGCATACTGCGCCGCGCCCCAGCCCTCGATCGACGCCACCGCCATCGACACAGTGTTGACCGACGAATAGGCCGGACCGAACTTGGCATCGACATTGGTGATATCGGACGCCAGCGCGGTGTCGGCGTCGATCATCACCTCTTCCAGATGCTCTACCTGCGCCAGCGCCTCGCCGCCGGTTGCTGCCAGCTGCGTCCTGAGTTCACGCTGGTCAAGCCAGTTGCGTTGCCCGTTCGTCGATGTCACCGTCGACAGCCGCTGTTCGACCTCGAGCAGCCGATCGGCAATCTGGTCCATCACGATCGTGACCTGGTGTGTCACCCAGGCCGGGATGTCGACCGCGGTCAGTGCCGGCGTCATGACGGTGAGCCAGTCCGACCACAGCATTTCGCGCGGCGCCGATGGCAGGTATTGGCCGCGGATCTGGTATTCTGTTTGCTCGATCAGCCCCTGCGTGACGATCAGTGCGCCAACCGCAAGCTGGTCGGTGCGGCCCCGCGCCACGTTGGACAAATCCCTGCCGAGACGAACTTCGTACTGCACACCGACCACGCCTGGCAGCGAGCCGTCCCATGAAATACGAATGGCAGGATGGCGGCCGAGGCCATCGGCGTCGTACAGCACCGTGCCCTCGGCATGCCAGTCAATGACACCCTGCGGCTGCGGTCGCGGAAACGAGGTTGGTCCGGTCGACACGCCGGTGTAATCGGTGCCGTGTTCCCAGTCATAATCAGACGGGTCCACCTCGGTGACATTTAGCACCACATCGAGGTTGCCGCGATCGACCGCGCTATCGACCCGAAACAGCTTGTCCTCGTAGCCGTTCCTAAAACTGTTCCAGCTGCCGATATCACCGGGCTCGACCACCCAGTAAGATGGCGGGAACGGCAGCACATGGGTGCGCGCCCGCTGCGCTTCCTCGATGCCGGATTTCTGCAGCCGCTGCACCTGCGCGCGGTAAGGCACAAAGGCGAATTGCGGGTTCGCCATCAGCCGGCGATTGCCGTCGCGGGCTTCCAGGTCGGTGCGGTACAGCGCCGGTGCGGTGGCGGTTTCCCAGCCCTGCGCCGGATCGGGATAGGTGCCCTGGATGCCGTTGACGCTGTCGGCCAGCCCGAAGAACGGTCGATAGACCTGTTGCTCTGACGATAGCAGGTCTTCATCGCTCCAGACGAATGTCGGACTGTCCGGCGCACCCAGGTGGATCTTGTAGAACCCGCCGATTTCCGACAGCCGCCCTTGGCACGCCGTCAGCAATGCCTCGATGGCATCGGCGGGCCTGGCGTCGACATTGATCTGGCCGCCCGCACGATAGGTTGGTTCAGGCCCGGCCTCGCCGATGATGGTGGCGCGGCATTTTGATATCTGCGCGTTCCAGTTGGCGGCCGGCAGACGTGCCGCGCCGGTCATGTTCTGCAGGCCGTACAACCAGGCGCCGTTGTAGCGGATGCCGCGCAGGATGTTGTACGCCTGCACCGCCGGCAGCTGGTCGCCGTCGCCGCCCCAGGTCGCCGGGTCGGAGTAACGGTGCGCGCCGCTGCCGCCGTTGGTGCTGTCCTTTGACGGGTCGTATAGCGGGATGCCCGACATTACGAACTTGAAGGTCGGGAAGCCCGAGAACAGTTTCTCGTCAACCAGCGCGGTGGCTATCACATAGCAGATGCCGGTGCCGATCCTGGACGAACCATAGGGCCGGTCGGGTGATGACACCCGGCTGGTCAGGAACGGATCGGCCGCGGTCTGGGTACCGTCGTAAAACTTGATCCAGAGATGCGCCGCGCCGCTGGCGTCAAGGTATTCGTTTAGCGGCGCCCCGAACTCGGCGTTGTAGATGTCGTTGCGCAGCGTACACTTTTCGCCCTGCACCCAGACCTCGAGCAGCTGCTCGCGCGGCATGTCGGATACCGCGATCACCTGCGTCAGGTAGGCGTTCGGCGTCTCGCCGCTGTATCCCCAGTAGTTGGCATAGACCAGCGAGCCGGCGCTGACATGGGTGCCGATGCCGAACGACCGCGGGATGGCGCCGCCGGCCGACAGCCTGCCATCGATGCCGAAATGTTCTTTCTTGTCCGGCTCGGCCTCGGTCCCCGACAGCGCCTGCGCCACATAGTTCAGGCCGATCGATGCGGCGATGCCAAGCCCGGCGGCCAGTATCGGAACGGCAATCGTTCCCGCCAGGAATGTGCCTGCCAGCAGGAAGGTTGCCGCTGCGGTAAAGATTGCCAACTACATTGCTTTCAGAAAATGGCGCTCGGCGACTTGGTAGCCGCGGCGCTGATAGAGTTTGCCCACATCGGGATCGTCGCCCATGCCGACCATGCCCGTGAACTGGCAGCCCTGGTCGCGCGCCCACATCTCATAGCCGTTCATCATCTTGACGGCGCCAAGCCCGCGATAGTCCGGCTCGATCCACCACACGGTTTCGCGTGCGATCCGCACCGGCCCGAACGGATGGTCAGCCGCCACCGCCATCAGCACGCCCTGCGCGGTGCCCTCGACTTCATGCAGCATGCACAGGTGCCGCGGCATCAGGTGCATTATAAACAACCGCTCGGCATAGGCTGGATCGAACGGGAAATGAAACCCGCCGTCGCGATCGAAGCCGGCGCCGATCCGCGAATGCTCGAGCAGCGTGATGACCCGCGCCTTGTCGTTGAGTTCGGCGCTGCGGATCATCGCGAATACTTGCTGCCATATTTGGTCCAGTTCGATCGCACCTCGCCGCCTTCCCGTCCCCAGAATTGTTGCCATTGCCCGACCACTGCGGTGTCGACAAAGAAGTCGTCGCCCGCGTTGCGCAACCGTTGCGAGGCATCGGAACGGGTGTCCGGATTGGTGCGGGTTAGCTCTGACGTGTTCGACGTACAGGTCAGCGTCACGTCGCCGCTTTCGTTCTCGCGCGGCGTGGTGATCGGCGCCTCGTCGATGGTGCCGACGAACCGCGGCTCGGCCGGCGCCACCATGGTGCGGCTTTCGGGATCGAACAGCCCGCGGTAGACCTCGACCCTGCCCTGCTTGCAGTCGTAGCCGCGCACCAAGTTGTTAACCCGGTCGGCCACCTGCGACAGCGTCACCGTGATGTTCTGAACCGTGATGTTCGACACCAGCGGGATGTCGGAGATCTGGATCAGCGAGCCGGCGCCCGCCCAGGTGCGGCTACCGACGCCGCCGGTGTCGGGATCGATATACTGTGCGGTGATCTCGCCGACATCGCTCCAGTAGCCGTCGGTGACCGGGGCGCCGGTTGTCCTGTCGCGCACCACGAACCAGATGAAGTCCCGCGGCATCAGCTGCCGCTGTTGCAGCGCCGTCCAGTTGGCGGCGGATATGTCCCTCACAGCCGAGCTTCCATCGCCGAGAACGACACCGAACCCCAGCCCGCCACCTGTGCGTCTGACGATAGCGAACCCGGCACAATCGCCATCAGGCAGGCCGGCTGTTTCACACTGACCGGATCGGCCACCGCCGCCGCCGGCCACAGATGCGGCCGAACCTCGAATTCCCCTGTCACGCCGGAGCCGCTGGCGGTGGCCGCTTCCATCACCTGGTGCAGGTCGCCGTCGATCGACAGGTAGTCCCCGACCGACAGTTGAAAGCCCGCCGGCAGCGCCTGCAGCGCGATGGCCTTGCGGTTGGCGTTGATGGAACTCAGCACGGCGTTGCCGTTGAACGCCCCGCCGGTCGGCCACGATCCGTTGGGATACAGGATCGGATAGCACCGGCTCATGGGATAGCCCCAGAACGTCTTGAGGCCATTCTCCAGCGTGGTCAGCCTGGCCCGCCATGTATCGAGCTCATTCGGGCTTAGGCTCTTGGTGGTGGCCCGCAACGTCCACAACGGGCTACCCATGTCCTTGACCAGCACCCGGCCGGACGCCTGGGTCGACTGCTCCTGGCGCCAGTGTAGCGAGAAGCCGGTGGTCCAGCCAGGGAACCCCGGCAGCAGGTTGATGGGATAGGTGATGCTCATGCCGGCTGTCCCGCGATATAGGCGTCGGCTTCCTCGCGGGTTTCACAGACCGCCACGACCCGCCCCCGATTATCCATTACCCGAAACCAGCGCAACCAGACCACCACGCTCATAACCCCGGCACCCGGCCGCGCCTGGCCTGCTGGATGGTGGCGACAGTGCGGCTGGCGAACATAGCGCGGTCCTGTTCGATGATCTGCGCCAGCCGCGCCACCGCCTCGACGGATGCGCCACGGGCGTCGATCGCCGGCGCATAGGTGATGGAACCGCCGCCGCTCATGCCGCCGCGCAGCACGTCGTTCG